AGTCAAATTCGGATGGAATCTGATGTTCGCTACCATATAAAGAGAACTGACCTTTTAGAAGTACAGATATTAGAACAAAAGAAGGTTATGGCACCTTTATATGCTTTAGACTGGTTAAAGAATAATTATCGCTTTATAACTTTCTTAACAGTGTTTTTTGCTGGAATAGTATATTTAATTAATTCTAAACTATAAGGAGACCCTATGTTAGACGACCAATTAAATAAAGATGAATTAAAATCACTCCATACTTTTTTAGGGATTATAAGTGCAATAATCATTATGGCTATAGCTATAGGAGTAGCTTCTTTATTTAAGAATATGCAAGGCTATAATATATTAATGTTTACTTATGGAGTAGGTTTATTAACGCGTCCTTTAGGGGCACGAATGACCAAATTAATTCAAAGGAAATAAGGAAGGAGAGCAAATGAAAGATTTATCTAAAGTAGCAGCAAGAAGAAAAATGTCTGTTAAAAAACAGGGAAAGAATGAACAAGTTAAATTTAATAAGATGGATTCTTTTTTAAGGAAAGTTAGTAAAACTAACACATTCAAGCAGAAGAAGGGACAGTCTGTAGAAGACCATATTAAGGATTTAAGGAAAGAAACTACTTACTCTAAAGAAGAACAGATAGAAAAAGCTAAAGAAAAAGTAGGATCTTTTGAGGATTTATAATGGGTCTATTTGATTTCATATCTAATATATTTAAACCAGCTTCAGACATTATAGATGAGCTGCATACGTCGGATGAAGAAAAGGGAAAGTTAAAAAACGAGTTAGCCAATATTCAATCACAAGCTCAGGGAAGGATCTTAGATTATGAGACAAAGTTAGCTGAAGTCAGAGCAAAACTGCAGATGGCAGAAGTTGCTTCCCCCCACAAAATCGTAGCCTTATGGCGTCCTTTATGTTCTATAGCGTTAGTCACTATAATCATATTAGCTTCCTTTAATCTTTGTAGTCCTGGTCCTGAGCTCTATAGTCTTGCTGAGATATTCTTAGGGGCTTACGCCGGAGGACGCACCATAGAGAAGATTGTAAGTGCAAGTAAGCTAGGCAAGTAAGAAACCACATTACTCTTTCATTTTATCATGACAGTATAAAAACATGGTGTTAGCCATTACATGAGATAGGTGATGTAACCTCGATTCAGGGTCGATCATCTCACCCTTTCTGAAGGCTTGCAAATGACGGAATAGGGCAGCTTCATATTTATGTGGTTCAACCTGCTTCCAATTTTCCCTATCATATTTGATAGCCCCCATGGTAAGGACTTGAGCTAATTCTTCTAGGCAATATGGATCAATGAGATCATACATTGCTTTACCTGTGTCAAACTTAATTCCGTTCTTAATCTTACTTGTCACCAAATATTCCTTTTTTCCATCTCCTGTAAATAGAATGATTTACTTGCCACAGACCTTTTTCAATACCTATTGCAGTAGCGAACGTATAATAATCATTATCCTTATCTTTTGTATTTTCTTCATTTAGCTCTGCCCATCTCTTCTCTATAAAGCCTATTTCAATTAGATCTGATATATACTTATATTCTTTAAGACTTAAATAAGGACAATAATATCCTGTCTTTCTATATATAAGAGCAAATATTTTAATTAATAAGTTTTCCACGAAAAGCTCCCCTTTAGATTTATGGATCTGGACGGAGATATTAAGTCTTAGACACCGCCCATAAACTAACCCATAAGTAATTATAGCATACTACTTTTCCTAAGTCTACCCCATCTTTCATACCAAGTTAGGGTAAATAGGTCTTCTAGGTAGACAGCTCGCTTAGAGAATTCTAGCCATTTAACCCTAGGCATTTTAACTAAATCTTTCTTAGACAGGGTCTCAACCTTTATACATCCATATATAGTCACTTCTTTATTCTCTATATCTACTAAGCATGGAATTAGGAAATCTTTATTAGTACGGTTTTTAAATAGTTTATCCACATGCCCTTCTCCATTTCCTCCATATTGTAATATATAAGAGGAGCCATACATCTCTTTAGACTCTATGGATTGGGCTTTACAGTGAAATCTATTTCCTTCTTTATCCTGCAGATCTGCATCATAAGATTTATTTCTAGCTGCATATATTTTAAAATCTGGAGCAGTAACTTTAAAACCTAATCTTTTTAGTATACGATATATTCCGATCTCACCTAAAGCCCCTACAGTAATGTCATACTTAATCTTATCTGTATTAGACTGCCCTCTTCTAGAGTAATGCGCAGCGGAGTCTTCAAGGCGACATTTAGCGAATTCTTCTGCTGTAGTAATATCTTTAGGTTTTAGTTCTACTGTTAAGCTCTTCATTAGCTTTCTCCTTTAATCTAGCTGTCATCATTTTATATCGCAACTTCCAATGTTCTATCTGAGATTTATACACTTCTATCTTTTTTTCTAAATGTTTTGTTTTCATATAAATCCTATTCTTATCATCTATAAGCTGATCAATAACCTTATCTTTGTTATCCGTCATCATTATTATTTTAGCCATTTCTTAAATCCTATGTTTAGGACACCAGGATGAGTGACGTCCATGCCCTAGTTTATCTATACCACATTCACATATTCTTGAGTTATATTGTCCATCGAGTATATTCTCTAAATCCTCTAGATCTGTGGTTAACTCTGATAAATAATCTTCAGGAATTGTAAGTTCTGATGCAGAGGCATCAATAACTATAATGGTATACATATTACAAGGATGTGGATCAGGTAGTTGAAATCTATCTGTTATATATCCTATATCTCCGTAATGTATACCTTTTTGATCTATTACTTTTACATAATCGTGTACATCGTATTGATAACTCATTTACAATACCTTTTTGAGATGGTTGATTCAACGTTGACAGTTATATCAGGGACTACCTCATTCATAGAGTGTATCATAATTCGCTCTTGGAGTATACGCATTTCCGCTGCTTTCGATATAGGAACCTCTGTAATAATCTCATCATGGACAAAACCTACCAATTTAAAATTAGCCCTCATGAGCTTATATAAAGCGATTTTAGCCCCATCTGCAGCTAACCCTTGGAAGGGTGTATTCTTCTCAGCACAATACGTTGTATTAGCTCTTAGTCTTCCTGTACGAGTCCATACATATCCTTGCTCCTTTTTCAGGTATTCCTTCATTTCAGGAAAGGCTTCAAACCAAGTTTTCTTCATATCAGCAGCTTCTTCTGGAGAGATATCTAACCCATAACTCTTTGAAAACTCTATAAAGGTTTGGATACCTAAGCCACCTGGAAAGCCGAAATTTGCTGCCTTAGCTGCTTGCCGTTGCCATTTTTCCACTTTGTCAAAGGGTACTTTAAATAAGATAGATGCATAGTATTTATGTAAATCTTGCCCAGCATTTATCTTATCTCGCATAACTGAATAACCGAATTTGTCATAGAGGATCTGAGCTAAGGTAGCTAACTCTATAGCACTATAATCTGTGATTAATAAAGTACTTCCTTCCTCTGCTTTAAACATAGAGCGAACTTCGCCTTCTCTAGGTAACTGCTGTAAATTAGGAGAAGAGCATCCAGTTCTCCCTGTATTCTTTAATAAATCATATCTTGGGTGAACTCTATCTCCAGATAGCTTACGTATAAAGAATGTGGTTTTCTCTAACTTCTTGTAATTTAGATAAGCGTCTATGAAAGGTTCGTATCTATACTTTTCTAAGTCTACTTCTTTCATGGAATAATCCCCTTTCTCAGTTAGAGGTAAAGGAATTTCCAAATAGTTAATTAAATTATTATATATTTCTTGATTACCTTTCATACCTTTAACCCATCCATAGGTACACATTATATCAAAGGGCGATTTCATTTTTTCTTTAAGTAACTCTAAAGTGGAAGTAGACTTATTCTCATCGTAACTTATTCCATTTTTATACATTCTATTTAAAGCTAAAGCACCCATCAACTGTATATGATGAGAGAGGCATGTTAAAGAGCCTGTTTTATTTATTCCTTTTTGAAGTTGTAGAAAAATAGTCCAGGTAACAATTGCATCTTTTGCTCCGTATTCTAGAAATATAGAAGGTATCTCTTCTACTGGAATGTCTTTAAAGGATTCAAAATTACATCTTATTTCCACATCTTTTTCAAGCGAGATCCCAAGTATTTCTTGGCTAATAGTATCTAGTCCATACTTATTAGGTACACTACCATTGATAGCCAAACCAAGTAACCTAAACATAATAAGTATATCAAATATTGTACCATTCTCAATTTTCTCCTTAAACCTGAAATCAGTATATTTCTCTAAGAC